GGATAAGTTAAGAGAGGTTATCACATATGTGTTTGTGGAAGATAATTATTATGCAGAGTTAAAAGAATCTGAGGTGCTTAGAGAAAGATTAAACACTATTTCAGATTTAACTGATTATATTGGTAAGTATTTCAGCCATGATTATGTTAGAAGACATGTGCTCCGTCATACAGATCAAGAAATTCAAGATATTGATGCAGATATAAAGAAAGAATTTTCAAATAAACAATACACTACAGATGATGAGGAATATTAGGATGGATTTAATTAATAAGTTAAAGAATGATAATCTAATTGGAGCTAAAGAAACTTTTAGATATATTATGTCTAATAAAGTATTGGCCAAGATAGATCAGCTTAGACAGACTGTTGGTTCTAATCTTTATAATAATAAAGGTTCAGACAAAGAGGAAAGTTAAATGAAGTTAATAACAGAGCTACTAGACGAGGAAATTTATGTCATTACCGAGGGCAATGACAAAGATCTTTACATTGAAGGTATATTTATGCAGTCAACTGTGAAAAATCGTAATGGTAGAGTTTATCCTAAACATATTATGGCTAAAGAAGTTGGCCGTTATGTTAATGAGGAGATAAAAAATAAACGCTCAATTGGTGAATTAAATCATCCACCAAATCCAACAATCAATCCAGAACGTGCAAGTCATTTAATAACTTCACTAAAAGAGTCTGGAAATGATTATATAGGGAAAGCAAAGATTTTAAATACACCAATGGGTAATATCGTAAAAGGATTACTTGATGGTGGTGTTAAACTTGGAGTATCATCGCGAGGCCTTGGTTCATTAACCAAGAAAGGTGATGTTTCTATTGTTGGTTCAGACTTCAAGTTATGTACTATCGATATTGTAGCCGATCCATCGGCACCTTCTGCATTTGTTGAAGGCATAATGGAAAATGCAGAATGGGTGTACGATGATGTTTTAGGGTATCAGAGTATTCGTGATTCTATTAGGAAAACTCCTTCTAGAAAGTTAGAGGAGAAAAAAATTAAGTTATTTCAATATTTTATAAATAAACTATAATAAAGTTATTTAAGTTATATTTATAATAAATAACTTTATTATATTAAAAAGTTTTTATTAGGAGAAAACAATGGATCAAGTCAAAGAGGATACTCTTGAGTTAGAAATAACTGAAGAAATCGTTGAGGCTACTGAGGAAGTTGTAGAAGAACTTTTTTCTGAGGATGAGGATTTATCTGAAAAGAAAAAAGTTAAAGAAGCTGACCGCGAAATTCACATAAAATCGGATGATTCTGATGAAGATGAAGATGAAGAGGAAGACGAGGATGAGGTAGAAGAAAAGAAAAACCCAGTAAAAGAAGATAAAGTAGATATGTCAGCTGACGTAGATGCACTTTTAGAAGGTGAAGACTTTTCAGACGACTTTAAACTTAAAGCTACTACAATTTTTGAAGCAGCAATTGGTGCGAGATTAGCATCAGAAAAAGTAAAATTAGAGGAAATTTATCAAACTAAGTTATTAGAAGAAATTCAATCAGTTGAAGAATCTTTAGGTACTAAAATAGATGATTATCTATCTTATGTAGTTGAAGAATGGGCTAAAGATAATGAAATTGCTTTAGAACATAGTATTCGTTCAGAAATTTCTGAAGGGTTCTTAGATGGAATGCGTGATTTATTCGTAGAAAATTTTATTGACATCCCAGAAGAAAAACTTTCAATTGTTGAATCACAATTTGACGAAATTGAAGAATTAACTGAAAAACTTAATGAAGTCGAAAAAGAAAAAATGTCTTTATTTAGTCAGGTTAATGAATCAATGAAAGATCGAATTCTTTTAAATTTATCCGAAGATCTAGCTGTCACAGAAATAGAAAAATTTAAAGAACTAGCTGAAAACGTAGATTTTGAATCAAGTGAATTATATGAAAAGAAACTCAATATCATTAAGGAAAAATATTTCCCAACTGATACAAAAGTAAGTGATGTGGAAGAGGTAACTCCTACAACACCTACTGAAGTGAGTGATAATATGGCTGCATATATGGCAGCAATTTCAAAACATCAATAAAAATATCCATAAGGAGAACACAATGTTCAAAACCGAACAATTGAATGAAAAATGGCGACCAGTTTTAGACCACGCAGATCTTCCTGAGATCAAAGATGCTTATAAACGTTCCGTCACTACAGTAATTCTAGAAAATCAAGAAAAAGCTTTCATTGAGCAACATGGCTTACAAGAAGCAGCACCTACTAATGCAACTGGTTCATCTGTTGCTAACTGGGATCCTGTATTAATTAGTTTAGTAAGACGTGCGATGCCTTCATTGATTGCATATGATATTGCTGGCGTACAACCTATGACTGGCCCTACTGGTTTAATCTTCGCGATGAAATCAAAATATTCTACACAAAGTGGTACAGAAGCAGGATTTGATGAAAGAGATACAGACTTTGCTGGTTCTGGCACACAAGCTGGAACAGACCCTTCAGTATTAAATGATGGTACTCCAGGCACTTATACAACTGGTGCGGGTGAAACCACAGCATATGGTGAAGCTATGGGTGATGGCACTAACGCATTCCCAGAAATGGCATTCTCAATTGAATCGACTTCTGTAACTGCTAAAACCAGAGCTCTAAAAGCTGAGTATACAATGGAATTAGCACAAGACTTAAAAGCTGTTCATGGTCTTGATGCCGAAAGCGAATTAGCTAATATCTTATCTCAAGAAATCTTGGGTGAGATCAACCGCGAATTGGTTCGTACTATCTATATAAATGCTAAAGTAGGTTCTTCTGATGCTACTACTGCTGGTACAATCGTTTCTGCTGATTTAGATGGTCGTTGGTCTGTTGAGAAATACAAAGGACTACTGTTTTGGATCGAAAAAGAAGCAAATAAAATTGCAATTGATACTAGACGTGGCAAAGGTAACATCCTAATCTGTTCTTCTAACATTGCTTCTGCTTTAGCAATGGTTGGTAACTTAGATTTTGGTGGTGTTTCTGGTCACTTATCTGGTAATGTTGATGCATCTGGTAATACTTTTGTTGGAACTCTAAACGGTTCTATCAAAGTATTTGTTGATCCGTATGCAACTGGAACTGACTATTTTGTAGTTGGTTATAAAGGTGCATCTCAATATGATGCTGGATTGTTCTATTGTCCATACGTTCCATTACAAATGGTTAAAGCGGTTGGCGAAAACACTTTTCAACCTAAAATTGCATTCAAAACTCGTTACGGTATGGTTGATAATCCATTCGTTACATCTGGTGCAAATAATAACGTCTATTACAGACGCACTAAAGTTACTGCTATCTAGTCTTAGATACAATAACAAAACTAAAAGGAGCCTTATGGCTCCTTTTTTTTGACTTGACAACTATGATAAATAATGTTATACTATATAATATCAGGAGTAAATATGAATTTATTAAATACAGCATCTTTCAAGTTTGTTAATAAAATATTTAAAGATGTTGAATTCTCTTGTACAAATGTGTCATTACCATCTTTATCTGTTGAAGCAGCTATTCAAAGTAATAGATGGGCAGACATTAAAGTGCCGGGTGATAAGTTGGTATATTCCGACTTAACATTGTCTTTTAATGTAGATGAACAGTTAAAAAATTATAGAGAAATTGTTTCTTGGATGGAAAATATTTCTAATGTGAGTTATGATAAGGCTAATGAGTTGTTATCAGACTCAAATATAATCATATACAATTCATCTAATGTATTAATAGGAACTTACACCTTTGTTGACTCATTCCCTACATCTATATCTGGTATAGATTTCGGAGTAGATGACGATGGGGTATCTTATGCTAAAGTCGATGTTGATTTAGCATACACGCGTTATTATTTCGATGCAGACCCAAGTGGAACTGATAATTTTAACTTATCAACACCGGATATTACAATACTCGAATCTACCTTATAAAATTTTATTATGATAAAAAAACAGGCAATTTGGTTAATTATAGGATTAATTCTTATTTTGTTATTAGGATCTTCTAGTAAAGAAGACCCGATAACATCAGAAGTTTCATATGCTAAATTTATAGATTTAATTAATAATAATC